TTTGAATTCGTGCTCCTCTCCCCAGCCGCGCACGAACCAGTAAGTGTCGAGGTCGATGCCGCGGCGGGTGTATTTTGCCAGCGAGGGCTCCAACTTCATCGAGCGGCCACCCATACTCTTCTGGTTCTCAAGGTAGCCGTTGCCGAAGATTATGTAGTCCAGTGCCCAGCGCCGGAACGCTTGGCGGCTGAGCAGCCGGTGCGGCTTGAACGAGCTGGTCAGGATGTTGGCCTTGAAGTAGATCGGGCTGCTCTGGTGGGTCGCCGATCGGAAGGACTTGGCCAGTCCGTCGAATGACAACGGCGTCTCGTACCACTTATTCAGGCGGTAACACTCGATGTAGTCCAGGATCTCGCGCTTATCGAGAACCGGTGTCGGGTCGCCGAAGCTGAAGGCCTCAATGCCGGGCTGTTTCTCTGCTGTCTCGCTCATCAGTAAATCTCCATCATGCTGCTTCCGGAGCCGGTGGTCGGCTGGTCAATATCCAGTGGTGCCTTGTCCAGGGCGTGCATCACGGCCCAGGCCAAATCAGCGTGGCCGGTGGTGCCGTTGCGGCCTGCGATGTAGGTGACGTGGCGGCCACTGGCGGTGGTTGTCTTGCGGATTGCCATGAATGACTGGGCGATATCCACCCAGCCGGCGTCGAACTCCAGCCGGCCCTTGCTGATCAGCTGGTACGCTTTCATTACCAGCTGGCCCTTCACTTCCGGGCTGTACTGGTACTGAACGGCGGCCGGGAAGAACTTGCGGACCAACTGGTATACCGCCGAGCCGATGCCGGTGGTGTCGATGCCGATGTGGGTGACGTGGTACTTCTCTGTCATCTTGCGGATCTGCTCGGCCTGGTCCTGGTAGTCGAGGCCGCGCAGCTGCATGCGCTCGATGATACGGTGTTTGCCGCCCGGTTGATCTGGCGGCAGGATTACGGCCAGGCCCGCATTGTCGCCGGTTTCAGTCTCGCCATTGGGGTCGTACCCGATCCACACCGGCTTATTGCCAACCGGTTTCGGCGCGAACGGCTTGAAGTCGCCCCACACTTCCCAGCTGTCGACCATGCAGCGCTGCATCATCATCATGCCGAACAGGCTCTTGTCGTCATCGACGAACTGGCACATCAGCAGGTTTTCGTATTCGGGCTCGCTGTACTCCAGGCGCAGCTGGTCCAGATCGAACAGGTCGCAGCCTTCGGCCACGGCATCTTCCACCGTGACGATGTGGCGCCACTGGCCATCGGCGCAGTCCATGCCGTTTTTCAGTGCCGCGTGGCTGATGTCGATATCCACCCGGTCGGCCTTCTTGCGCCGCTTGTTGAACAGCTCGCCGGACCAGTACGGGTATGCGTCGTGGCTCAGGCTTGAGGGTGTGCTGAAGTAGGTTTGCCGCCACTTTTTGTGCATGGCCATGCCCGAGGCCACCTTGCGCAGCTCCTGGAATTTGTAGGTCCAGAAGTACTCATCGAAGTACAGGTTGCCGTGGTACGACTGGGCGGTGCGGGCATTGGTGCCGAGGAAGTACAGCGTGGCCCCGTTTGACAGCACGATCGGGTCACCGGTCAGCTCCCAGTCGGCCACGTCGCGGGCGTATGCCTGAATGTACTCCTTGAATACGTGGGCCTGCGCCTTGGATGCCGACAGGAATATCTGGTTACGGCCGGTTTCGACCGCATCGAGCAGCGCTTCCCGGGCGAAGTAGTAGGTGGCCCCGATCTGGCGGCTCTTGAGGATGTTGCGGATTCGGTGCTGCTCGCCGGCGCGGTACCAGAGCTTCTGATACCCGAACAGCTCATCGAAGAAGGCGGCGCGCAGCTGCTCGGCAATCTCGTCCGTGACTTCGTTTTTGGTCGGCTTGCGGCGCTCGCCCTTGTTGCGGTTGGCTACTTTCGGGTTCAGATCACCCTCATGGCCGCCGGGCTCCTGGTATCGGCGCACCCGGGCCATACGCTCGATCTGGCGACCAAGCAAGTCTATTTCCTTGAAGTCGCGCCCTTCCTTGGGGTCTTTCATTACGAGCTGGATCAGTCTAGCCTCTATGGCGAATTCACAGCGCTCGATCGGCTTGGTTTCGTCCCAGGCGTCGCGCTGCTTCCAGCTGTGCACCGTGGGCGCCTTCTCGCCCAGCTGCTCCGCAATGCGGGCAACGCGAAAGCCCTGCCAGTACAGCAGTCTGGCAAGGCGTCGCGGGTCCAACTCTGTCACGTCAGTCATTGCATTCATGCCGCCAGAGTAGCGATCAACGCATCCCCCTCCCCGTCCTGCCCCGTGTAGCGGCTGGCTATACATACAGCACGAATTGAAGCCCCACGCGCATACGCCCACCCTGTCCCCATCGATAACGAACAGCAGCAGCTGAAATCAGACGAGGACAGACCGATGGCCAAGAAGGCGCTGAAGAGCAAATGGTTCCGCGTGGGTGTTGAAGGCGACACCACGGACGGTCGCAAAATCGAGGCCGCGTGGCTCACGCAGATGGCCGCGAACTACAACCCCGAAAAGTACGGCGCCCGCGTCAACTGCGAGCATGTACGCGGACTGGCTCCGGATGGCAGCTTTGGCGCCTTCGGTGACGTGCTGGCCCTGAAAACAGAAACCATCGAGATCGATGGCGAACAGAAAGTCGCCCTGCTGGCCCAGATCGAACCGAACGACGACCTGATCGCCCTGAACAAAAAGCGCAAGAAGGTATTCACCAGCATGGAGATCGACCACAACTTCGCCGACAAGGGCGAAGCCTACCTGGTCGGCCTGGCCGTGACCGACTCCCCCGCCTCCCTGGGCACTGAGATGCTGGAGTTTGCCGCCAAGGCACAGCACAACCCGTTCAACGACCGCAAGCAGCGCCCGGGAAACGTCTTCTCTGCTGCCCGTGAAGTCGAGCTGGAGTTCGAAGACAGCACCTCGATCCTGGACAAAGTGAAAGCGATCTTCAGCAAGTCGGAAGCGAATCATGCCGAACAGCACGGTGATGTCACCGCGGCGATCGAGGCGATCGCCAGCGAAGTAGCCGACCTGAAGGATGAGTTCAGCCGCTTGGGTATCGATGGTGAAGACGCTGAGCAGCTGCAGAAACTGCAGACCGACCTGGCCAATGCCTTGGACAAGCTCAACACCCTGGAACAGCAGCTCGACAATACCCCGAACTTCCACAAGCGCCCGGCTGCCTCTGGCGGCAAAGGGGAAATGGTCACCGACTGCTAAGCGGTCGGTACTACTGAACGGACACAAGCCCCGAATTACTGGAGACAGACTATGCGCCCCGAAACTCGCAAACAGATCGAAGCCTACTGCGCCCGCATCGCCGAACTGAACGGCGTCAGCTCCGTGGCGAACAAGTTCGCCGCCACACCGAGCGTGCAGCAGACCCTTGAAACCAAGATGCAGGAATCCTCCGAGTTCCTGTCCAAGATCAACATCATCGGCGTGAATGAGCTGCAGGGTGAGAAGGTCGGCCTGGGCGTGGGTGGCACCATTGCCAGCAACACCGATACCAGCAGCGCCGACCGTCAGACTCAGGACCCGACCACCCTGGATGCAGACGGCTACCTGTGCCGCCAGAACAACTTCGACACCCACATCACCTACGCCAAGCTGGATACCTGGTCGAAATTCCCCGATTTCCAGACCCGTCTGCGTGACGCCATTCTGAAACGCCAGGCGCTGGACCGCATCATGATCGGCTTCAACGGTACCAGCTATGCTGCCACCTCTGACCGTGCGGCCAACCCGCTGCTGCAGGACGTGAACATCGGCTGGTTGCAGAAATACCGCGACAACGCCACTGCTCGCGTGCTCGATGAAGTGGTCGATGCGTCCGGTAAGGTGAGCGTATACGCCGGTGGCGACTACGAGAACCTGGACTCTTTGGTGTTCGATGCCGTCAATAACCTGATCGAACCCTGGTACCAGGACGATACCGGTCTGGTAGCGATCATGGGCCGCGACCTGCTGGCCGACAAGTACTTCCCGATGATCAACCAGGCCCAACCAGCAACCGAGCAGATGGCCACCGACGTGGTGACCAGCCAGAAGCGTGTCGGCGGCCTGCCGGCAGCCCGTGTGCCGCATTTCCCGGCCGGTGCCATCCTGATCACCTCGTTCGAAAACCTGTCCGTGTACTGGCAGGAGGGGGGCCGCCGTCGTTACATCCAGGAGAACCCGAAGCGCGACCGCATCGAGAACTTCGAGTCCTCCAACGACGCCTATGTGGTCGAGGATTACGGATTCGGCTGCCTGATCGAAAACATCGTCACCGAAGCGCCGGCTGCTCCTTAAGGAGCGGATCGGCCACTGATCAAAAGGTGCTGACATGATCTCACCCGCCAAGCGTCACATCATGCGCGTCAAGGCTGCCGAGGAGGCAGCCAAGACCGCCGAGACTCAGGTGCGCCCGGATGCCAGCCAGTACGAGCTGATGCTGGCCAAGCTGTACGAAGACAAGCGCCGCTTGAAGGGCGTGGAGTCGATGAAGACCCGCGCCGAGATGAAGCGCGAGATGCTGCCGGACTACGAACCATACATCACCGGCGTGCTGCAGTCGGATGCCGGTGCCCAGGACGACGTGCTGACCACCATCATGCTCTGGTGCATCGATGCCGGCGACTACAGCCAGGCACTGGAGCTGGCCACCTACGCCATGCGCCACAACCTGAGCATGGCCGATGCGTTCAGCCGTTCGCTGCCCTGCCTGCTGGCTGAGCAGTTCGCCGAGGCCGTGCTTAAAAACGAGGAGTCGGTACCGTCTGGCGTGTTGATCCACGTGGGCGACCTGACTCTGGCGCAGGACATGCCCGACCAGGTGAAGGCCAAGCTTCACAAGGCGATCGGCACCGTGCTGGAAGAGGCCGACCCGGCCCAGGCGCTGATCCACCTGAACGCGGCCTACGACTACGAC